TAGGAGATCCTTCTGTGAGATAATATACAGCACTAAACATACTTAAAGTATGTCTATGATAATTTTGATGCATACCTCGGCCGGCTAATGATTTGTTAGCCCAACTGGTAGTAATTTCAAACTTATCACAATCATATTGCTGTGTTACACGTATCTCTTCTAAACACTCTCTAAACCACGAAAATAATTCAGAAAATTCTTCTAGTTCATGAATTGGAGTCAACAGGCTAACAACTGTTGAATTTTTTATTCGACCGTCTAATTCGTCAAGCTGTTCTATAATTTTTTGATTATCAATATGAGTGTTTTGAAATTCAAAAAATTCTATTGGAAATAAAGATACAATATTCATTAGTTACCACTCTATCCATCCAGTAAGAATGTATTTTTCTCCTTCTAGTGGAGGATTGCCTCGATGAACATGTGTATAAGTTGCAGGCCAAATAACTAGAGATCCTTCAACAGCTGGCACTCTTAAATTTTGATAAAGGAATTCTGTCTCGCCACCTTTTTCAACGGTATTCAAATAAAGTGCCCAACTACAAATTCTGTCAGATCGTTCTTGCCCATCGGATTCAAAATGCCAAACGTGATAACCTTGCCCTGGCAATGTTTTTTGAATTTTCATTGATCTAATTCGATGCTTTCCAGTATCACCTAATACACTATAGTATCTTAAGAATTGTTCGTAACAGATCCAAAATTTATTTAAAAACGGATGTAATGCACTCATGTCTGGAGTAAACTTCATAACATTGCTGTCAAGAATAAATGTCATCCTATCATCTTTTCTATGGGGCGGAGCATCATTAAGATCCATTCTGTTATAACTTAAATTTAAATTTTCTAAATTATGATAATGTTTAATGATATCTTGGCATTCTGCCGATGAAATAATATTTTCAAAAATAGCAATGTCTTTATCTAGTTTCATATCTGTCCGCCGCTTAAATGATTTATAATATATATCAATAGCAAAGGACCCGAACGATGAATCATGATGAACTACTTCCGCTATTTTCAAGACCAGTTTTTAAATCGACCATAAACAAAATTGATGTTGATTTATCGTCTATAAAATGGGCTAGAAATTACAATAATTGGATTAGTGAAAGTCAAGATGTTTTAAACCTTGAACCCTTTAAAGAAATTTCCGTAGAAATTTGTAACAAAGTTGCTGATTACTTTTACGGAATAATGCGGGTCTCACAAGAAACCGAATTATATATTACAGAATCTTGGGTCAACAAAACTGAAAAAGGTCAAACCCATCATCGGCATTGGCATCCTAATTCAATACTATCCGGAGTTGTAACTTTAGCAGGAAACCCAGATAGTGGTCGATTAAAATTTATTACTAGCTACTTTGATACTTTAGAATTCGAAGTGACCGAGTCAAACCTTTATAACTCGAAAAGTTGGTCGATTCCTTCTGTACCTGGAAACATTGTTATTTTTCCGTCAAATCTCGAACACCTAGTTGAAGAATATCACAGTGACGAACCTAGAATTACTTTGAGCTTTAACACATTTGTTAAAGGAAAGATTAATGATCTTCCGCTTACAAGACTTAAAATTTAATGTTAGAAACTGTAAATCCATTCCCTCCATTAGTCTTTAAGGAACACTTTCAGTTTAATTCTGCTCACTTATCTGCTGCGGCAGAAATACTGTCTCTAGCAGATAATCAAGGAAAGATATTTTTAGAAAAAGGCAATGCAGCAAGTTCAGTATCTAATCAACAATTGCCGCCGCATCGGCACATAGCATTTCGGGATTATTTTTCTTGGCAACAAAAGGTTGCTGAAAAAATTATTTTAGAAATTTACAAATTATCTAATACTGTCGATTACGTAGTAGGAAATAGTTGGGTTAATTGTCACAGCAATAACGGACAAACATTAGAACATTGCCACGGCCTTTCTTCATTAAGCTGTGTAGCTTATTTAAAATTACCAGAAAATTCTGGGTTTACTGAATTTAAAGATCCTCACTTTGGATTCCGAAGCTTACATGAAAGATCGGACAATGATGTAGAACTTAATGAATGGTGTGCGGTTCCTGCGGTTGAGGGTGATGTTTTGTTCTTTCCTGGTTGGATACAACATCGGTCACAACCTAATTATTCGGCACAAGATCGCTGGATTGTTTCATCAAATTACGTAAATTTTTCACTTTTACAGAACTTAAAATTTGGAAATTTGTGGTCTAATTAGTACAACTTTGTACAAGGATTATTACGTCCGTTTGGCGATAAATACATCAGAGACCTTAAAAAATGACAAATTTACCGATCACTACCCTACGTTTAATTCCTCGAGATTCCGAATACCTAGATAGAAAACTAGGGTCTCGTGGTGAAATTTTCTTTGACCAAACTAGTAACACATTGCGGTTATATGACGGTGTTAACACTGGCGGAATTAAATTAGCTAAGGCAAATTTAACTAATGTTTCAAATTCAGATTTCTTAGCCAAAGCAACTGCTGCCGGTGTTGGAACAACTGGAAATACAACAGTAACAGTAAGTTCAACTACTCCTAGCGGACCTAGTAATGGTAATCTTTGGTTAAACACCGACAACGGGCGATTGTATGTTTATGTAAATGATGGAACTAGTAGTCAGTGGATGCAACCTGCATCACCGTTGCCTGTTCTTACAGGATACGCAACCGAAACGTTTGTTGCGACTACTCTAACCTCATATGCTACACAAACATATGTTAACACAGCAATCTCTGCAATCCCAGAGGTAGACCTAAGTTTTTACGCAACACAATCATTAGTAGATCAAAAAATTGCAAATATTCCGCCAATTAATGTTGCAGGTGACGATTCAACTTTAAGAACAATTAATTTTGGAAATACAATCAAGTTTACGGGTGCGGGCGGTGTTACTGTTACTACAGATGCAGATGGTGCAGTGACTATTACCGGATCGCCGTCGTCTAGCATTGGAAATTTAAACATTGTTGGCAATGTAATTGATTCGCAAGATTCTTCCTCAATAACTTTTACTCCGGCAGTTATTTTTAATTCCGATGTAACTATTGAAAACGAATTAACAGTTTCTAATCAAGTTACAGCAAATGCAGTTAGTGCAAAGTCTATATACACGGAAGAATTTGTATCGACGATAGGTGTTCCGACAATTTATAGTGAAACAAATATCAACCTTTCTGCTAGTGCTGCGGTAATTGTAAATCGTAGTCCGTTTAGATTAGCACAATTTACATCAACATCTAGAAATGCATTAGCTGCGATAAACGGCGACATGATTTATAACACAACAACGAATAAAGTACAGGCATATGCAGGCGGTACTTGGGTAGATTTACATTAATATGGAACGAGAATATATTGTTAGTCTAAACAAAGGTGTTGATTACGACCAATTCTGGAATGAAATTGAAAATGCATCTCCGGAAGATAGATTCGTTCCGAGTCGTCGTGTTGATATTGTTAATAATAGAGACCTTTCAGAACGAAGCTGTCATTATGCGTTAACAGATGAAGAAGCAGCAACGTTAAGACGTGATCCTCGAGTAGCTGCGGTAGCAATCCCTGCACCAAGAGATGTAAAAGCACATTTTTTTGTCCAGGCTGGGGATTTCAATAGAGGAAGTTTTAACGGTTCGGATTATGTAAACTGGGGTTTAAGACGTTGCATCTTAGAACAACTTGAATCAACAGTTGGCGATCAATACCCTTATTGTATCGACGGCACTGGTGTTGATATTGTTATACAAGATAACGGTGTAATGAGCGGACACCCAGAATGGCAAGGCCGAGACGGTGTTTCTAGATTTATCGAACATGATTGGTTTAAAGCTGCGGGAGTAGTAGGAACAATGCCGGCTGGTCACTACGGTGATGTTGGCAATCACGGTACACACGTTGCTGGAATTGCCGCAGGAAAAACATACGGCTGGGCTAAAGGTGCAAAGATTTATTCTATTAGATATGACTTATTTGAATCAGAAGCATTTGACCTAATTAAAGTGTGGCATCAAAATAAACCAATTGATCCTAAAACAGGATACAAAAGACCGACAATAGTAAATGCTAGTTGGGGTTATCGTTGGTTTTATGATAATAACGGTGGCGGCGGAACACAGGTCAATCGAACCTACAGAGGTGTAACAACAACTACCAGTTCTACTAGCGCAGCAGAAGGCCAAATTACTGCATATGGCGGTGCTCATAACTTTACGTATGGGCCAAGCGATGTAGACCAACAAGAATTAACTGATGCTGGCGTGATATGTGTAAGAGCTGCAGGAAATTATTATCACAAAATAGACACCGCTGGCGGATTAGATTGGGATAACAATTATACATACAGCGGTGATTGGGCATTCGGAATTGTTCCTGCCGGTGACCCAATATATTATCATCGCGGTGGTAGTCCGTGGAGTGCTGATACTATAATTGTTTCAAATGTTGATCGAACACCAAACGGTTCTTTAGAACAATTGCAATCGTCTTCAGAAAGAGGGCCAGGAGTGTACATTTCCGCCCCAGGAACAGCAATTACTAGTGCAACTAATTCAGACGGATTTTCTGGGTACAATAGTCCGTATCCGGGAAATTCAAGTTATCAAGTTTCAAGAATCAGCGGAACATCAATGGCCGCTCCTCAAGTTACAGGAATGTTAGCGTTATATCTACAACTTAATCCAAATGCAACAGTTGTAGATTGTAAAAACTGGCTAGCAACAGTTGCATCTAAAGAAGTAATGTATACCACTACCTTAGATAACGACTATACCAATACTAGAAGTCTTATGGGACAGTCTAGAAAATTTATGTATTTTCCATATGCCAAAGATGTATCTTGGAACAGTACAGGTTTAACAATTAGAAAAACATAAGAGAGAACACTATGGCAATTAATTTTCCAACATCACCTAATGTAAATGACACATATACTTTTGGCAATACTGCCTGGAGATGGGACGGATCGACATGGAATATCATTTCTGCGTCAGACGTTGTATTAACTAATGGGTTCTCTCGCGTTGATGTTTCTGGACAATCGTCAGTAAGTGCAACCGCTCCACAAGACGTATTAACTTTTACGGCTGGTAGCAATATTACTCTTACTACAAATGCATTATCAAAATCAGTAACAATCAATTCAACAGCATCGGGCGGTGGCGGTAGTGAGTCAAATAGTTTTTCAAATATTGCGGTGTCTGGACAAAGTACTGTAGTTGCCGAATCTTCTACAGATACATTAAATTTAGTAGCAGGCAACAATATACAAATAACTACTGATGCAACAACAGATTCTGTAACAATTACGAACACTATGCCGGCAGGTATAACATCGTTTGTTAATCTAACTGATGCACAAACAGCAGGTCTAAAAGTTAGCAGATTTTATCTTCCAGCAATTACTATGTTAGTTGTAACCAGTAACGGAGTAACAGCGTATCGATTTGACCAGTATGGCACTTCGGATAACCCAACAATTTATGCAATTAATGGAACTACAATTGCATTTGACTTACGAGCATCGGGTCATCCTTTTGTAATTCAAACAGGTGCTGGTAACAATTATAATACTGGGTTAGTACACGTTGCTGACGACGGAACTGTTTCATCTGGTGCATCAGCTCAAGGAAAATCTTCCGGAGTATTATATTGGAAAATACCTACAGATATTTCTGGTGGATATCGTTACCAATGTAGTGATCACATTGGCATGGTTGGAAGTATTGTAGTTAAAAACTTTAGTACTGTTTAACTTTGTGATTGTTTCCAATCTGCTAGTCTTTTAGTAAGTCGTTTTCTAATTTCCACAATCTTTCCTTTCGAATCGCCAACAGCAGTTGGTAGACTGTGTCCTTGCATTAACTCGGTATGATAGGTATCTAAAATTTTAACTTCTAATACCAGCTTAGATAGCAACCCGTCGAGTTCTGCCCTCATGCTTTCGTTAGTAATTTTAGAAATTTCTTCTTTAAAAGTTTTATATTCGTTTTGAAATGTTTCAGAAGTTAACAACGAAATCATTTTTCTAACTCCAAAATTGTTGTAATCTTAGTTTTAATAATTTGATTATTTAATGTGGTTTTTAAACCAGTATGCAATTGTTTTGGGAGATAATCCAAATCACTCCAGCAAAATGTTTTAGCCGCCGAAGTTAAAAATTCTTCATCAACTAAACACACATATGTTCCATATTCAAACCCACGATCTTCACTAAGATAAAGTTCAATAGGTAAAATACGGCCAGCATGATAATTATCTAGTAATTGTTTAGCATCTTCCAATACTGTTTGCTTTCTAGGAAAAGTAGGAACAGTCCATTTAGAATCTTCTAAAATAAGTAAGATTCTGCCTGTAGTTTTTGAAAGATACAATAATCCGGCACGCTGTTGCATACCTTTACTTATTATGGTTTGAGAACAAAGTTCCAGTTTCCTGGAGAATATTCACCTTCAAAGGATTTGAGCCACTGTTCCCCATCCCATTTGTATTGAATTCCTGTACGTATGTTTTGAATATACACAGTTTCTGTTACATCTGCAGGATCCCAAAGTGTGGTCCAAGTCGTACCATTCCATTCAATAATAGAATTCGCTTTAATAATTGGGTCGGTATCATTAGCATCGTGCCAACCTACAGGTCCGCGATATGGATCTTTAGAACTTCCGTCGGTTGCATCGTATGGATATCTAACAAACCCGTCTCTATTAGGACTATTATTAACATCGTCTAACATTAGATATCGAATGCCCAATGGAATAGCAGCGTAACTACCAAATACTTCTAATGGATTAAATTTATAAGGATCAATGATTGCATCAACAGTTCCTCTAGATCCAATACCATTAATTGTGCTATCAATATCAGTGTTAGCTGGAAGAGAATCTCGGTCAATGCTTACAGTTAAAATACTTGGATCTAAAGAATTAACTACAAATTGTCCAATAATTTCGCCGCCAGTAGGTTTCTTGAAATATACATAACTTCCAGGTTTGTATCCGCCAAATACTTCTAAAATTGCATTCCAGTCTAGTGTCCCTCCGACTGCTGTAGTTTTTTCATATAGACCTAGTGCTTGTGCAGCAGCATCTTTGTTTAATAATGTTAAATCGTATTGTCCGTCAGTATAGTCGCCGGTATCAGATTTAAACAAGAGTACTCGATAGTTATTAGTACTAAGATCAAATGTTCCTTTTCTGCGGTTAAACACAAGGTCTTCTAGATTTATCAAATCTCCACTTTCCATAAAGACATTCGAAATAACACTTTGAACAATACCGAGCTTCTTGACCTTTGCTGGAGGAGTGATCCAAATTGGCATGTCAAATTCCATAGAGCAAATATCAATTTCGCTTTCGCCGCCGGCAGGAATTGTTCTATTACTAAAACTTAAATTTTTTAAATTTAAAACACTAAGGCTAGTCCAGTCAATATAGTTGTCGGTTGTTTGTAATTCTAAACTAGGATTGAACAAGACTAATATTTGTTCTAAAAGTTGTAATTTTTGATCAGTGCTACTGGTCCAAATATCACATTTCATTGAAAGAGTATAAGGAGTTGGCATTAATCGTTCAACTGTGTAATTACCGCCTTGAACATTATCATATTCTCTTATACCTCCGGCATCTTGGTAACGTCTTTCTCTAATATGAACTTTGCTAACAAAAGTAGGATCTGCTAATCGGTCAGTGGCCATTTCCAGCCCACTAATATAGCAAGCGATTCTTGGCACAGTTGGCATTTTATTTTCGCTGTTTTCTTTAATAATTGCAGCAACCTGTCTGGTCATGTCACCATACATAACAGGAACTTGACGTTCTTCCGGTGTGTCACCGCCTGTTTTATATTTGAAACCGATAAACACACGCATAAACTGTGTTACATAGCGTCTTATCTGTCCGTCGTAAAAATAATCCATTATTCGTCCGCCTGTGGTCTAAGTGCCTTGCTTAGGCTTTGTTTTTCTTTTGTATTGTGTCCATCGATTTCATTAACTGTTGTATTGTTAATAAAACTTGTTTTTTGTGTTAGTCGAACATCTTTACCTTCAAATACATCACCAGCGCCAGTGTCGCTTGCACCTAAGTTGCTCATTGTCATGCGTACATTGTCCTCAAATTTGATCCAGCGACTTCCGTCAAATCTAAACAATCTATGTGGTAGATAATCTTTACGTAAACAGAATTGTCCTTTAACTGGACTAACAGGAAAAGCAATACCTGCGGTAAATGCAATTCCGTTTGGAGGTACTCCGTCGTCAGTTAAGTATCCGTTGTATCCTTCGCCATTGGGCGATTCTATCATTGATGCTGCATTAATGCCAACATATATTGGATCACCGTTTGTATCATATAATAAATTACCGTTGGCGTCTGTTGCCTGTGTTTCTAAGTCGGCACTATAAGTTGTTGCACTATCGTTATCAACAGTAATTAATTCGGCTCGAGTATCTCGAGTATCTGGATTTAATTGTAATGTCCAGAATTTTGTAGTATCATATCCACTCTTAGGAGCATCTGCTTCAGCTTGATCAAGAACCGCTTGTGTAATTTGCATTTCTTTTTCGTAGGTACTAACAATGTCTCTTAAGGTATCGGCAAGTTTATAGTAAATGTTATCCGGAGGAGCAATGCCCGTTACTTCTTGGATTACTTCATATTTCTTACCGTCTGGACCAGTAACAATATCTCCGGGATAGTAAGTAATGTCGGAGTTCCAGGCACCTTTATCTGCATCACTGTTAGCAATACCATCAAGAATCTGTTTAAATTCTTGGCTATCAACTAGTGGTTTACATTTTGCTCTGTATAAATGCGGATACCAAGTTATAGAATAACCTTCAGCTGCACGAGTAACTTCTTCTACAACATAAAATCTTTTAAGAGCATAGCTTAAATCATTTAATGCATACTCATCTGTTAGATGCGGCAATTCAAACACATCGCCTGCTAATAATTTTCTGCCAAGTTTTTCTACAGTATCATTAATGTGGAACGTAATAAAAATTGTATCGTTTTGCAAAAATAATCCAAATTGACTTAAATTAAAATCAGTATCAGAAATATTATAAACACCGCGCATTACATAAACATCTGGATCATACTTACGATCACGATTTTCTAAAAATAACAAATCTTGTATTTGAAAAGGGTCGTTTCCGCCTGTATATTCTGGAGTACTAGGGCTTGCACCTGCAGATGACGCACCTGGTCCGATGTACTTGTGAACTAACACATCCGTACCACCAACTTGGAACATTTCCCAAACGGTTTTGTCAATAAATTTGTAATCGTTGCCCTTTTGCGGGCGGTATAAACTGAGTCTTGGCATAGTTATATATTTACCGCTACGATAAATAGTATTATGAGCTCAAATGACCAAGCAAAACAACAAGTTTACGACTACTGCAAAACCATGCTAGGTGATGGCATGATTGATGTAGAGCTAGATCCTATCCACTACGAAACAGCACTTACACGTTCTTTAGCTGTTTTCCGCCAACGTTCGGATAATGCTGTGGAAGAATCATATGCTTTTTTAACTCTACAAGACAGCGTTAACGAATATATTCTTCCGCAAGAAATTCAACAAGTTCGTCAAATTTTTAGACGATCAGTTGGGTCACGAACCGGTAACGGCACAGGCGGTACTGTGTTTGAACCGTTTAACTTAGCTTATACAAATACCTATTTGTTAAGTTCAACCAACATGGGAGGATTAGCAACATATGAATTGTTTGCTCAATATCAAGAACTCGTAGGTAAAATGTTCGGGTCATTTATTAACTTTACATGGCATCCCCAAAGCCGTAAGTTAATTATTCATCAACGTCCGCGCGGTGAAGAAAGTGTAATGTTACAGGTATATAATACCAAACCAGATTTTGCAATTATTAGTGATACGTATTCCGGACAGTGGATCAAAGATTATGCTCTAGCTAACTGTAAGATGATGCTAGGCCAAGCCCGAGAAAAGTTTGGACAAATTGCAGGACCACAAGGCGGTGCTCAACTTAACGGTGCTGCTATGAAATCAGAGGCTCAACAAGAAATGGAAAAACTTGTTGATGATTTGATGAAATTGGTTCCGGGCGGTTCGGGTTATACTTGGATCATTGGTTGACATAATTATTACAAATACATTATAATATTCTTAATTGGAGGATATTATGATTGTAGGTGTTTGTGGTTTTATAGGCAGCGGCAAAGATACAATTGCTGATTACTTGGTAAATTTTCATGAGTTCCGTAGAGAAAGTTTTGCATCAACGCTTAAAGACGCAGTTTCGTCGGTGTTTGGATGGGACCGAACTTTGCTCGAGGGCCGGACTAAAGAAGCTCGAGAATGGCGGGAACAAGTTGACCCTTGGTGGGCCGCTAGACTGGACATGCCTACCCTTACTCCTCGTTGGGTGTTACAGTATTGGGGCACTGAAGTGTGCCGTAGAGGTTTCCACGACGATATTTGGATCGCTTCACTAGAAAACAAACTTCGTAATTCTAAAGATTCGAAATGCAGGTGGAAAGATTGTTTGGGTCACTCGCGGTGATTTGCCCGAGTGGTATCAAGTAGCTATTGACGCTAATAAAGGGCATAATTTTGCTATACAAGAATTAAAACGGTTAGGAATACACGCCAGTGAAACCGCTTGGGTTGGCACTAATTTTGATCACATTATTGATAATAACGGAACTATTGATTCTTTGTATAAACAAGCAAAGGATTTAGTAATCGGCAATAAGATCGCCTTGTCGCCAAGTGATGCCGTCTCTGTGTAAGGTTCTTTGACAGTTTGCACATACAGTTTTTAAATTTGTAGGGCGGCAGTTGTTTAAATTGCCGTCCACGTGATATACATTAAACTGCTCGGAATACTTGCTTCGGTATCCACATTTGTCGCAGCGATCCTTTTTAGCATATCCAGCTTGAGCCCAGCGCGGTTTCTTAGGTGTTGCTCCTCGACTACAGGTATCACACTTTGACCTGTAAAACGCTTTACCGTCTTTGTAGTAGTTGATTCCACAGGGCTTTTGCCCGCATGTTTTGCATAATGGACGCATAAAAGTATTTATAACCGCCCTTTTAAGTGTCCTTTTCCGATGCTATAACTGCCCATTTTTAAGATAGTACGCTAAATATTATGAGCAACTATATCCAGGAGAAAATGGAATGGCACTACAATCACCAGGCGTACAGGTTACGGTAATTGATGAGAGTTTTTATACACCTGCGGAACCAGGTACAACTCCTCTTATCGTCGTAGCCACAGCGCAAGATAAACAAAACGGAGCAGGCACAGGCGTTGCCGCTGCCACATCAAAAGCCAATGCTGGCAAGGCTTATAAACTAACAAGCCAGCGTGATCTAACTGAACTTTTCGGTGTACCTTTCTTTGAAAAGACAGCATCGTCAACACCAGTCCATGGATCGGAAAGAAACGAATATGGACTTTTAGCAGCTTATAGTTTGCTAGGAGTTAGCAATGCAGCATTTATTGTACGTGCTGACATTGACCTAGATCAATTAGAAGCACAAGCTACTGCACCTGGAGCAAATCCAACAAACGGTGCATGGTGGATTGATACTCAAGCAACAGCTTGGGGTGTTCAAGAATGGAATGGCGGCGCAGCTGGTACAACCGGCGGCCAAAAGTTTGCTGCTAAGACTCCAATTGTGTTAACAGACGACGATGAATCTAAAGTAGAAAGCGGTGCTCCTAAAGCATCAGTTGGCGCTATTGGTGATTACGCTGTAGTATTTCAAACTGTTGACGGTGCAGGATCGTTTACTGCCAGCAGAGAACTAGCAACAGTTTGGTACAAATCTGCAGGTAACGGCGGCGTTGGCAGTACTCCTGTTGATGCAGGTGATTGGGTATTAGTTGGTAGCAAGGCATGGAAAGCTAGCCATTCAGTTGCTTCTG